CAATAGTTTGAATGTTAATTTCTTGGTGGATGAAGCGGTAGTATCATGGCAAAATCTATATGATTGGTTTCGTTCCTTTGCATCACCAGACGGTACCGATGAACGAAATCTAAAAACGGCATTACAAAATGAGTATAGTAAACAAGACAAGAAACAATACTCAGATGCCACTTTAACGGTACTGAACAATCTAAACAATCCCGTAATTCGGGTTCAGTTTACCAATGTATTTCCGGTTTCATTATCGGATATTAACTTTGATACAAGAATGTCGGCTGATGATATCATTACGGCAGATGCCACATTTGTATATGATGAGTTTAAATTTATACCAGTTTAAGTAACACAAAGTCTTGCCATTTAACACCAAGTGTGTTAATATAGGAAATTGGTGTTAAACTATTGAAAATATTATGGAAAATCTAGAACAAGTATTAAAGTATTGGGAAAAAGATGCAGAAATGGACCAGACAGAACCTGGTAAAGAACTGCTTCGTATTCCTATTCTACACAACAAGTATCTCTCCATTTTAACCAAACACAAGATTGCGGCCAAGAAGGCACATTTTGATTATCTGCGTTTGCGTAAAATTAAGATTGATTATTACAATGGCAGATTAGACCAAGACGAATTAGAAACTCGTGGTTGGCAACCATTTCAGTTTGTATTAAAATCAGACATTGGTGCCTATTTGGAAGGCGATGATGATTTGATTAAGATGTTAGAGAAGAAAGTATACCATGAAGAATGTGTGTCTGTCTTAGAATCGGTGATGAATGAATTGAAAAATCGTAATTGGGAGTTGAAATCGTTTATTGATTGGGAACGATTTATTTCTGGCAACTAAAGGATTTCATTTGTCTAAATAAGTATATGTATAAACTTTACTGGATAAAATACTCTCATCATTTAGATCCATTTGTTGATGGTTATATTGGCATAACTTCACAATCAATTGAAAAAAGATTTAATGACCACAAATTCAACAATAAAAATAAACATCTAAAAAATAGGTGTCGGCAAAAAAGTGTGGAAATTGTTTGTCTGTTTGATAATTTAGAACAACAACAAGCCAGATTGTTGGAAGAAAAGTATAGGCCAATAGAAAATATTGGTTGGAATATTAATAAAGGTGGCGATTTACCTCCATCCAGAAAAGGTAAACCTAGTCCAAAATCGTTACTTAAAGGTGACGATAGAACCGAAAAACAAAAACAAGGCTCAAAAAGAAGGTCGGAAAAAATAAAAGGAAATAACTTTTCAGGCCAAAGAAAAAATAGAGTTGATTATACTAAGCCTTGTGAGAATTGTGGTACAGTATTTGATCCTGGATATGAACATAAAAGAAAATATTGTTGCATTAAGTGTGCTGTGGAAACAAGAAATAAAAATCCTGAATATATTAAAAAATTGAGTGAAAAAACAAAAATGCAATGGCAAAGAAAAAATGAATGAGTGATTTGGTTATTAAAAAAGTCAATGAATCTTATATAAAAATTGACTGTGAAAAACACATAGCAAAAGAGTTATCAGAATACTTTCAATTTTATGTACCAGGATATCAATTTGTTCCTGCATACCGTAACAGAATTTGGGACGGGAAGGTGCGATTGTATAATTTACAAACATCTCAAATTTATTATGGCTTACTTCCTTATGTTCAATTTTTTTGTGATGAACGAAATTACAAATACTCAATAGAAAACAATTTAGATATTGAAGATGAATACTCGGTATATCATGCGAAGAAATTCATAGGAGATTTGAATATCCACGCTCGTGGTGAACCAATTGAAATACGAGACCACCAAATAGATGCATACATTCATGCCATGCAAAAACGCCGAGCGTTGTTAGTTTCACCAACGGCATCTGGCAAATCTCTTATTATCTATCTAATCTTCCGTCAATTACACCAATATCAAAATCTCAAAGGCCTTATCATTGTTCCTACCACATCATTGGTTGAACAATTGTATTCAGACTTTGGTGATTATAACAATGGTGAAATGACAGAAGTTCATCGTATCTATCAAGGCAAAGAAAAAGATACCGACAAACCACTTACCATTTCTACATGGCAATCTCTGTATAAACTTCCAAAAGAATACTTTCATCAATTTGATTATATTATTGGTGATGAGGCACATCTATTCAAGGCACAGTCTTTGACCACAATACTTACATCCTGTATCAACGCTAAATATAGGATAGGTCTTACAGGCACATTAGATGGCACTAAAACACACAAACTTGTATTGGAAGGTTTGTTTGGTTCAGTCAAAAAAGTAATCACCACAAGAGAACTAATTGATAAACAGCAAGTTTCAGATTTTGAAATTAAATGTTTAGTTTTGAAACATGATGATGAAATGTGCCTACAAATAAAAGATAAAACGTATCAAGAAGAAATACAGTATCTAATTGCAAATGAAAATCGAAATAAATTTATTAAGAATCTTGCAGTTAGCTTAGGTAATAATACATTAATATTATATCAAATGGTTGACAAACATGGTCAAATACTGTATGATATGATAAGAGAAACCAAGAATATTGGTGATAGAAAAGTGTTCTTTGTTCATGGTGGTGTAGATGCCAACGACAGAGAAGAAATACGAAGAATAATGGAGATTGAAAACGATGCGATTGTTGTTGCTTCTTTTGGTACTTTTAGCACTGGTATCAATATTAGAAACCTGCATAATATCATTTTTGCCAGCCCAAGCAAATCAAGAGTGCGAAATCTACAATCAATCGGTCGTGGACTGCGGCAGTCAGAAGGAAAAGAAAAAGCCATCCTCTACGACATTGCAGATGATTTAAGATATAAGAAACATATGAATTTTACATTAAAACATTTCGTTGAACGAGTTAAAATTTATACGGAAGAGAAGTTCCCATTCAAAATATATAAAATAGGACTAAAAAAATGAACACAATAAAAATAGTTCGATTAAAGAATGGTGAAGATATTATTGGTCAAATTTGTGACTCAGCAAATGGAAATTATGATATTACTGAACCTATGTCGGTATCGTTAGTACAAAAAGGTCACGAGAGTGGTCTGGTTATGTCCCATTGGTTACCAGTTCAACTGATTAAAAAGAATGAAATTAAAATCAATTCTCGTGATGTGCTTACGATGTTTGAACCCAATGATGAATTTGCTGAATACTATACAAATACTGTGGAAAAGATTAATGATTTGTTGAAGGCTAAAAACTTGGCAGATTCGATGACAGATGAAGAAATTGAAGATATTATGGATGCACTAGAGGATGGTGATGGACAAACACTACATTGATTTAAATATTAATCTCATAGGGGAACACCGAGGACTATACTCTTTGTCAAGCCCTTTGTCAACAACTTTTAATGGTATATTTTATGGCTAAGCAAAAACACTACATCAATAACGAAGATTTTCTCAAGGCACTGGTTGATTACAAGACAGCTTGTAAACAGGCAAAGAAAGAAAAGAAACCACCTCCAGCAATTCCAAATTACATTGGTGAGTGCTTTATGAAGATAGCAGAGGGTCTATCACACAAACCCAACTTCATTAACTATACCTATCGTGATGAAATGATGTCAGATGGTATTGAGAACTGCCTACAATACTTTGATAATTTTGATCCAGCCAAATCAAAGAATCCATTTGCTTACTTTACTCAAATCATCTATTTTGCCTTTTTACGAAGAATCTCTAAAGAGAAGAAACAACTGTATGTCAAGTATAAGGCTACAGAACAAATGGGTATACTAGATGAATTTGAACTGATGGAGTTTGAAGATGGTACATCCAGACAGTTTGAGTTATATGATAACATTGCCGAATTTATTGAAACATATGAAGATGCAAGAAAGGTAAAGAAAGACATTGCAACGGCAAAGAAAACAAAAGGGCTTGAAAAGTTTTTAGGAGAATGATATAATGTATAAAGTAACTTATTATCCAACAGAAAAAAAAGATGTGGTATTTTCTAAATGGTTTAAAACACTTAAAGAATCAAAAGATTTTGTTAACAACTTAAAGACACCAGAAGCGGTGATTGAAATTATATATTATGATCCAAATGATCCAAATCAACCACATCCACCTAATATGTCAATTTAAAAAATTAACTTTATTATGAAAATTGCGATTATAACTGACCAACATTTTGGTGCTCGTAACGATTCGATTCATTTTTTAGATTATTATGAAAGATTCTATTCCGGCACTTTCTTTCCAACTATTGAAGAACATGGCATTGATACTGTTCTTATTTTAGGTGATACATTTGACCGTAGAAAGTATGTAAACTTCTTTACACTTAAACGTGCAAGAGAGATGTTCTTTGATAAGTTATATGCCAAAGGTATTCAAGTGCATATGTTGGCTGGTAACCATGATACTTATTTTAAAAATACCAATGATGTGAATTCAGTTGATTTGTTATTACAAGAGTATAGTAATATCAATGTCATTTCGTCACCACAAACGATTCATTTAAAATATAATGATGAGAGTTATGACATCTGTATGGTTCCTTGGATTTGTCCAGAGAATTACGATAACAGTTTGTCAGAAATACAAAACACATCAGCTAGCATTTGCATGGGTCACTTTGAGATTGCTGGCTTTGCCATGTATCGTGGTATGCCAAGTCAAGAAGGATTAAGTCGTGAATTATTCAGAAAGTTTGATTTTACTTTTAGCGGTCACTATCATCATAGGAGTTCAGCTGACGGTATTCACTATCTTGGAAACCCGTATGAACTTACTTGGCAAGATTATAATGACACTAGAGGTTTTCATCTTTTTGACCTTAGCACTCGGAGTCTTGATTTTGTAAAGAATCCAAATGTTATGTTCCACAAAATCACATATGATGATAAAGTTGAATCAATCACCGAAATTACCAATAAAGATTTAAGCAAGTATACCAATACCTATGTTAAAGTGGTGGTAATCAACAAAACAAACCCCTATCTGTTTGACAAGATGATGAACAACCTGTATAATGTAAATCCTGTTGATATTACCATTGCAGAAGATTTTACAGACTTGACAGAAGGTGTAGAAGATGATATGATTAATCAAGCAGAAGATACTATCACAATTATTAATAAGTTTGTAGATGGTATTCAAGAAGAACATATTGATAATGAAAAGCTAAAAACAGTAATGCGTGAATTATATGTTGAGGCATTGAACCAAGAACAGGCATGATTAAATTTGAAAAAGTCCGTTGGAAGAATTTTCTTTCAACAGGATTAAACTTTACTGAAATCAATCTAACCAAATCACCAAA